TCTATTGTAGGGCCTCCGCCGCCGGATATAGTTACCACTGGACCACTTGTCCATCCAGTTCCGCCATCTGCTATTACTATGTCAGTAATTTCAAATCCAAGATTATCAAGCCAATGTTTTTGCGGATATGTTTCGATAAAGCGATTTATTGGACCTACAACATTGTTTGTAATTTTTAAACTTTCTGCAACAATTTTGCGTTGTGAATCGCTGTATCTCGGTTGCAAATCAAAATCTGTTACACTGGTTTGTGTAGGATCTACTTTTTCATATCCGCTAATATATTCTCTTATTTTACTGCTGTAAGGTTTTACTTCGGCAACATAATCTTGATAATTTTCTAAATTGTCATTGCGGAAAGTTATTCTTTGATCTAATTCGCCAACATTGTGCTTTGCCTTAATAAATGCTGTTTTAAATACCCAGTCAACAACAGGTTGTTCTGCAAGCACGTATCTTATACTGCTAAAGAATAATTTGTTCCATTCTATTTTTAATTGATCAACAAATATATTATCTCTTAACGCAGCAAGAATGTTTCTTGTTTCTGTTACAGGCTCTCTGTCATAAAGAACACTATCGTAAATTTGATTATCAAACCCACTATCAGTATTGTTGTAAAGCAATTTGCTTATTTGAATTGTTCCGTTTTGTCTGCCAACTGTTTGGTAATTAACTGTATAATCAACTTCGGGCACATTGTCTATTTTTTCAAGTAGCAACCAGCCGCCTGAACCGATGTTTTCAATTTTTATAATATCGCCAATGTTATCATTTAATCCATCTAATGCATAACTAGCCGGAATCAAATGATCTATCGCAGTTGCAATTGAATAACCGCTTTTAAACCAGTCTTTGTATTGCCAATAAAATGTTGTATCAAACGATTGAATATCAACTCTAAACCATTCTTGTGCTGTTCTATTCCAATTATATGTTGCCCAAAAACCGCCAATTGTGCTATCATTAGCTACTAAGGCTGTAAATGGTCTTACAATTACAGTCACATCGCTAGTATAACCTTCGCCTGATTTTTCAACAGTTGCTGAAATAATTTGTCCCAAGTTATTAATGCGTGTTTTGATTTCTGCACCAGAACCCGAACCAAGTATTTCAACTTTAGGTCCTCTACGGAAAGTATCAGTAGAACTGTTATAAGCAGGATCTTTATAACCGCGACCAGGATTTACAATAGTAACACCTGTTAGTCTTCCATCGGTCAAAGTTACAGAAAGTTCAGCTTGTTCTGTTTTGCTTGTGCCTACAAATCTAAGCAGAGATTCATTGTCAACTTTTTCATCATATAGTCCAGAAACATCTGTTGGCAAAGGATCAATTGCGTTTAACGGAGTTAAATCAAAATCGTCAACAATTAAGTTTTCACTTAAAACTCTGTTTGCTCTTTCTACAACTTGCTTCAGTGCTTCAGTCTTATTCACAAACATCGTTTGTAGAGGCTCATTCAATATGCCATAACGTCTAGCTGGGCTTACTGATAAATCTGGCAGTTTGTTATTTTTGCTATCGTAACCTATCAAGCTATCAAACCATTTTTCAACTAATATATCATTGGGTTCGCTTGTTTCTACGCCTTCTGTGAGTAAAGTATACTGACTATGAACCGGACCAGTGTTTAATTCGCCAGCAGCATAATCAAAATGTAAAATAGTGTCTTTGCCTCTAATTAGACTTTTGCAATTGTGGATTGCAAACTCTCTATCGTTAAACAGTGATATAAATCTATAACCTGCATTAGCTGGATCTTTGATTAAATTAATTACTGTTTCACAACTTACATTTCTATTAGCAATGTTAGGAATTAATTTACTGTTTCTTACCCAGAAATAATATCTTGGAGTAAATCTACCAGACACAGCATTGTAAGTTTGCGCTACACTGTATCTGCTATCACCATATACAGATAGTCCACTTATACCTTCGGCTAATCCTGCACTGGTATCGCTTATATCGTCCCATTCGCTAGGAATATATGGACTTTCTACCCACTCATAAACATCTACTTCAAAACTTGGAATTAGATTATTCCATTTGTTGTTTTGACTGGTAATATTACCATTATAAGGATCAAACCATTTAACAGTGCTAATATTCCACCATAGTTTTCCTACATAATTATTTGTCCAAGGATTTTTTATACCAGTATCAGTGCTACCTGTATTGTATACTGCTGGATCATAATATAACTTGTAACTGATTTCTTGCTCTGCTACATTTGCTATTTTACCTTGAATTGGATCAATTACATCAAGATATGTAATAAGGTCGCCAGTGTCTTTATCATACAAAAACACACCTTTTAATTTTTCGTAATCAACAAAATCCTTAGGTGAACTTAACAGTTCCCAACTATCTACATTTTGTGTGCCTACTAAATCAAATACTGCACCATATAAGGTATCTGTATCATCTAAAGATGCAGTTGGCAGACTTAGCATTACATGATTTTTATTGAATATAATTCTTGGATCATATGCATCATTTAATCTTGCTGTCGCTTGCTGTCCAGATACATCAATATATCTATAATAATAATCTATTGTTTCTGCATAAACAAATTTATTGTTTATATTTTCGTAAACGTATATTTCTAAACGATTAGGTATTTTATCTACAAACTTTGTAGATTCACTGTCAAAAACTGTTTGATTACTATCAAACAAATATGTTTCTTCATTTAATCCATTTATTGCTGTTACTGCTAGTTTGTCTTCACTAAAATCTACCTGCCATCCAAACTTTTCGTTTCTGTTTGGTGTTGGAGTAAACAGCTCTTGATGTAAATCAAACTCTAATGTGTCAGTATTGTATTTAAATACAAATACTTTACCAATATCTGTTCCTTGGTCATCAGCTTCCATAGCACCTACTGCAAGTAAACTTCCGTCATAGTTTAAACTTATTGAGTGTCCAAAGCCAATGTTTAGTTCGCTTGCATTTATAGTTTGATGTATTGCAAGTCTGTCTTCTATTTTTCTATAAATTGTTATCTTATATTCATTGGTGCTAGTAAGACTTGTTATTGCTAATACTTCTCCGTTGTCAGTAACATCAAAGTTTTCAGCAATTCTAACATTACTGTCAAATGCTGTGCTATCATCTAATCCAGCTAATACATTTTCATCTGATAATATCGGAACATAACCAAGTCTATCAATATTGCTACTTGTAACATCCCAATGATCAGGATTAAAAGGATTGCCTGCTGGCACTGTTTGTTTAGCAGTGTAAATTACAGTATTATCTTCTACAATCTCTCCCGCTATGTATTTTACATTAGCATCAAACTTGCCTCTGTATAAAGGATCTCTACTGTAACCAAAATTGCTATTAATGCTAGGTAAATCTAAGAAATACAATCTACCATTGTTTTTCTCGCTTCTAACATACAGTCTAGTGTTTAATGTATTTTTATCAAAAGATGTTTTTATAGCAATACCAAACTTTTCGTCTGCTTGAGGATAAGGCGAAACAATAGTTTGATGAATTGCAAAACTATTATCTGTTTGTCTTCTGTAGATATGTATAGCGCCTTGATCGTTAAGTCCGCTACCTGTTCCTGTTTCAATTGCTTCTATTGCGTTGACTTGTTCCCAATCTTGAGATTGTGTGTTTATAGTGCTGCTATCAAAGTTTATGTCTTGTATTGCTCTGAAGAACAACCCACCGTCGCTAACAATATCTCCAGCAACATATGAAGTTTGTTGTATTTCACCTTTGTAGTTTGTTTTAACATTTGTAGCTGTAGGAGCACCTACAATCAACCAATTTCCGTCAGCAGTAATTTCTATTTCCTGACCGAAGTTAGAATCTGCATCATATAGATCGGTTAAAGGATTTAATTCTTGTGCATATCTATAATCTACAACACTACTGAATCTATTGTAAACATAAACACTTGTATTTGTATCGCTTATAGCTAAAATTGTGTTACTACCATTGACTGCAAAGGATTTGCCAAAATCTGTTATTCCTTCTTGCCTGTTTGCAAATGTATTCTGTGACAAGAATATTTCATTATTTTGATAAACTGCATATCTTTCATTGCCTGCATTGTCAATCCAAAACTTGCTATTAGGTGATAATCCGTAGGATGTTATTACTGTATTCATAGCATCAACATCGGCAACCCTTTTGCTTAACAATTGAATTACTGATCCTAATGTGCTATCCGTTAAGTCGAGCGATTCGTCGGCAATTGGCTGTGTAGTATAAAATTCTGCACGGTTTCCTTTTATAGCTCTTACAAGTCTAAAGCCATCTAATTCTTCGTTAATATTTTTCAGTCCAACAATGTCGCCTTCGCTGAATATTACATTGGTGTTGAATATAGCATCAAATCCGTTGGCTGTTTTTTCAATCGACTCAATGTAAATTGGAGAATTTATAACTTCAAATACATCCCATGTATTTTTAAATTCTGGAACCCATATAATACTTCCTATTTGTATTAAATCAATATCTAAATTTAAAGTATCTTCTAAAGTTTTACTAATAAAGTCTATTTGGTCTAAACTTACATATCCGCCTGTCTTTGTAACTTGATCTGTTGTCCATGTAGTAGGAAATGGTGCATGATTATAATCAGGTTCTTTAATAAACACATCCTTAACAGGATACTGGAATACTAGGTCTGTTCTTGTATCATCAACTGTTTGGACTAATTCTATAGTTTGAGGTTCAATTCTAAATTTAGATTCGTCTAGTTGATATTCAACTTCTTTGTATGCATCAGTTGCACCATATTGTCCAGTTCTAAATGCCCATTCTTCGAAAAACTCTAAACTATCTTTTTCAGCACTGCCTAATTTATCAAACAGTTTAGTCAAACTGTTTAGAGTGCCTTTATCTTGAATAAAACCTTGATAAAATTTGTATGCACTTACATCGTCTGTAATTATATTTGATAGATATTCTCTTTTTTGATATCCTATCAAATGCTGTGCAAGACGCTGTTGTTCGCTATCAAAATTATCTGTATCAAGATCATAAAAGTCATTAAACTGTTTTGTTCTATAATCAAAGTTAGGTTTTACACTTTCAGTTGGTTTTTCTGATAACAAAGTCCATTCTTCTGGGTCAAAATTTGCTTGTCCGCTTAAACTAGACTTAGCAGAATAATATGACTCTTTGTATTTGACAACATCTGCTACTCTATAATCTTGCCAAGGTTCCCATATTGTAAACTTAGCCTGGTCGTAAATAAATCCTGGTATGTTTAAACTACCATCCCACTCGTCTGTTCTGTATCCAGTAACCTTTATACGCTCTTGTCTATAGCCAGATGCAGGATCATATATAGTATCATTGAACACTGTTTTATTATCTATTAATACAACATGTTCTTTTTGCACCAATGTTAGCTTGGAAAAGAAAATGCCTTCAGTTGTATTAATAGGAAACAAACTAAAACTGTTACCATCTTCTCTAACAGTATTAGTAAATTCAAAACGCAATACACTTCCGTCAATTTGCTTGATTGTGTAACCAAGGAAATTATCAAATATATCATCTACAGTAAAATAATCAGTGTTAAATTTAATTTGATTTGCTCCAGGACTTAAAGTTAATACTGTTCCTCCAGCCCAATTTTCAGTTGTAAAGAACAAGAATTCACGAGCAAGCAAATTGAAATTTTCAACTGCTTCATACTGCGGATTATTATAATCAAATACAAACCCAACGTTTTCTAAATACTGATTATACCCTAAAAGAAAATCCACAACTTGTTGAATATCTGCATACACTGTGCCATAGTTTATTTTTGTAACACTAGTGCTGAAGTTTTTTCTAAATATTGCAGTTGCTCCACCAACTACAGGTAGAGTAGCTAAACGAGCAAATTTGCTTTGGTCAAATGTATCGTTACTGGTATGAGTTTCAGTTACTCTATAGTATGAATTTAGATATTCCACAATTCGTCCTTTGTCGAATATTTTTCCTTCATCCCATTCTAAGAAACTTTCGCTTATACCGCCAACATTAACTGCTGGATCGCCGTCTGATATTTGAACAGGATTAATATAAAAATACGGATCTTCTTGGTCATAACCAGATACACGATATCCACCTGCAACTTTTTCAATAATTACTCCGCTATAAGAAATTACCTGCAATGGGCTAGATTTTTTAAGAACTATATCATAGTTTTCTTGTGGAACAAATACGTTGCCTTTATTAAGAGGTGTCCTACTGTCTAATACAATACGGAGTTTGTTTTTATCTGCAAAGCCGCCTACTTTAAAACCTATTTTAGTGTCTAGATTTTTTACAGTAGTCATATATTTTGTATAGTTTGCATCTACACTTGATTGCATATATGCCTGAATATAATCAATTAAACCGGCTGTATAATTTATTACATCATTTTGTTGTGTTTTAGGAAACACCAAACTATCTAATTTTATAATTTTATTAGTATTTGAATAGATTAAATTTCCTACTTTGTTTCTTGATACCCTGCTACGATCATATAACAAACCTGTTACGGCTGCTGGTCTATTTGCAAGAGCGGCAATAATGATTGCAAAAGCATAATCACTGCTGCGTCTCCATGCTGCTTCTGCAGGTGCTACATCTCCAAATTTGAAAAGCAAATTTCTTGATATTGCAAAACTAAATTCTCTTGCAAAAGAACTGTCTAACGGACTACGAATTCTTCCAGATTCGTCTACAGGAATAGCACTTGTTAATCCTGGTCTAAGATATTTTTTTCTTACAACAGGTTGCTTGTTTGGTTCTCTAACAATACCTTTTTCAAGATCTTTCCATAAAATTAAATTGTCTTTTGTGTATGGTGCTGGACCATATACTGTCTCCCACCATGATGGCTGAACACTAAATCCTAACATCTCCCATGGACGAAGATTAGGCGAATCTGTGTCATATGCTTGTAAATACACACCTCTCCAAAATCCAGGTAATTGATTTCCTTTTGGGCTTATACTTGCACCGTAATTGTATGTTAGTGTAGAGAACTGCTGTATAAAACTGTTATCTGTGTAATCAACATTACCTGCTGTTCTTAACCATGACACAAAGTCAGTTATTAACACATTATCCAAATCTGCTTTAGATATACCTGTATTTCTGTGTTCTCCACCGACATAATCGTGTATATCAAATATATCGGTATCGTAAGTTACTTTTATGTTATTGTAAATACGGCGCTCTAATTCGAGTAATAAATCATCTCTGTAATCTTCATAAGCAATTGTGATACTGCCATCATGTCCTCTTATTGCAGTTACAGGATCTACATAAGTTGTATCAACAAATATTTCTGGCTTGTATGCTGGATACATACCCAATTTACTTGGAGTAGGAGGTATATAACTGCCTTCTGTGGTTTCGTATTCACGAATTTCAATAGTATCGTCAACAGCCAAATCTTTAGTTATGTAAACAAAACCTTCGTTAGTAAAAGTGTAATCCACTCCGTAACAAATTTGTAAATCGTTTACGTATACATATACTGCCTTTCTATTTTCAATTGATAAAGAATAAGGAGCAGATAAAGCATAGTATTTTACATCAATATCTAAAACTGTATATTCTAATCTATTGTATCCGCCAGATCCTGCCATGTCCGTATCATAAAAAGGCATACTTGATCTTTTGTTTTTCTTTAATTCTGCAAGTATTAAATCGACGTGTTGTTTTACTGATGTATCAACACCTAGTGTTTCGGCTACCTGTATAAAATCTCTTTTAAATTTACTGTATTCTTTTTTTGCAAACCTAATGGCATTGATTACATTATTATCTTTGTTGGCTAAATTAACCAAAGGTAAATTCAATGGCCCACTGTGTTTAACAAATTTTCTACCATATTGATATACAGATCCTAAATCACGTAGATTATTTCTACCAGGTTGGATACCTTCAAATCCTTGTAATTCTACAATCAAGTTTTCAACATGGTCTGCAACTTGTCCATATGTAAATTCTTCTATATTATCATTTAGAGGATTGCGTTCTAAGTTATAAGGTGTTTCATAATAGCCATTTGCATTTTTAGGTTGATTACTTTTTCCTTTTATAATAACTATATCATCAAAATCTATGTCATTTTCAAAAACTACAAATCTCGAACGATTGATGTTGATTTGCTCATAATCAACGTTTTCAATCATTAATTTATTATTATGATATACAACTAATTTTAAATCTTGTATTCTAGCACTGTTATTAAAGAAATCTATTTTGAAAGAATTTACCTGTTCACGTCCTGTGTATTTTCTAACAACATATTGACTGCTTTTTGTATTTGCTTTTTTCCAACTATTTTCATAGGCAAATTCATCTCCAGCAATATTGTATTTTTTGATATAAGCAACATCTGCTTCTAAATTTACTGTAACACCTGCAACTTCGTATGTGTAAGATTCTTTCAGCATATCAAAGTTAAAAAGTATATCTCCTGAATTTACAAGATTTTTATAAACAACAGGAAAGCCTAACTCTGTATCATTTACACCCTCGCCTACTTGGTAAGAGAATATGTTGTTACCTTTGAATGTTGTTAATGGATAAACGTCTATATCGCCATAACTGTTACCATCTTTGTCGTATAAATCAAATTTTGGAAATTGATTAATTGCATTTTTGTCTTGAGCTAATGTCCATGTATCACCATTATAGTAGAACATACGTCCAGCATAATTGTTACCATTTTTGATAAGCACAGTTTCGTCAACAGCAGGATCAGTGTCAGCTGTTTCTACAAGGCTAATTCTGTTCTTTTTATTATTATGATCAATAAATTTAACTTCATAGATTTTACCAGATACAAACGGATCTGGGTCGGCTGTAAATAATATTCTCTGACCTTCTGCTAAATCTACTCCGTCTACGTTATAACCAATTGTGCCTTCGATAATGCTAAAAACATCTTTTGTATAATCGTCAACTAGGTCAACAATCTGTTTAGCTTTGGTTCCGTGATTGTATAAACGCAAGCCTGATTCAAATTCTATAATAGGTCTTTTTGCTCTTGCTGCTTCGTCAAAAGCATATTGTTCTTGTAAATTAATTTCAGCACTTTTTAGAATAACATCTTTATGGAACCAGCGATTGTATCTAGTCCATCCGTTTCTATCTGCACTGCTGCGATTGATTACAATATAATCTTTTGTCCCAGCAAAACTTAATGCATCACTAAACGGCACTCTGTCAAATCCATTCGAATCAAAAGGAACTTGAGTATCTTGTGTGAAAATTGCAGGCACACTCAATTCATTAACAGGTATTAAGTTAATACTAGTGCCAACACCTTCGACATAATAAAATCCTTCAGCATACTTTGCAGGTGTAACGTCTCCTATAAAGTAAACTTTCATACCATTTGAAAAATCCCATCCTGCAGATGTAGTGTAAGTCTTTTTACCGATAATTTCCTGTTCTACATCAATCTCCGAATTTTCTTCTATATCGTAAACACGCAAACGGCAACTTGTATCAATATTTGTTTGACTTACAAAGTATAATTCGTTAGGTGCATTATCCGGAACAGTAAATTCTAAAACTCCGTTCTCAATATAGCCAGGATTTACAAAATCGCTAAGTTCGTTTGTGTCGCCTTCAATGGGTGTAGGAAATAATTTAACACCTTCATTATACACAAAAGATTGATTTTCATCGCCTTGTGTTATTGCTTGAGCACTGCGTTCTGTAAAATTGTATAATTTGATAGCATAGCTAAAGTCCAGTGTATCTAATGAAATTTGCCCCGCATCGTAAAGAGCTTTTTCAACTTCAGCTCTGTCAGGATCGGTATAATTTTTTAGCACTTCATTTACTACATCAGAAAAAATTGTATTTTTAATTGCAAGTGTAGAATTTGAAAAATTAGCATCTGCAATATATTCTTGCCTATCATATCTTATTTGGTCCGATATAATAGTATCGTTACCAGATGTGCTTGTCAATTGTAAATCGTTTTTACAAAGTAAATCAGAACTATCTATTAATGGATCTACCAAAGCATTCCACTGTTCTTGGAAACTGGTAAATGCAACATTAACAATACTGGTTACAACATCAGGGTTAGCAAACTGAGATATATTAATACTACCCTTGCCAGCATTAATTTCATTTGTTTCTAATCTAACATTTTGCCAATCTATTCCTTCAACCCATGCAGTTAAAGTTTGTCCAAATATTTCATTTATAATATTGTTTTCGGCACTTACTTCGTTTACAACATCTTCGTTAGATAAAAAAGGAATAAAATTTCTATCAATTGCTATTGTTACAGGATACCCATCTGCATTAATTTCAAAACGATAGGTTTGTCCTCTATATAATTTAAGTTCAGGATTTCTTGTGCGTCCATCTGGAGTAAACAACAATGCTGTATTGTCGTCATCAGTAACAGTTGTTAAAGTATAGGTGCTTATTACGTCTTTACTCTGTCCTCTTACAGGCACTTCTTGTGGACCGTTCGGTAGCCAATAGTATTCACGGAAATTTGTAAACTTATCAAAATCAATATGCGGATTCCATGCATAAAATTCTTGTTCATTTAATTTACTATGATTTTCTGTATTTCCTCTGAATGTATTGACAAGGCCAATGTAATCTAAATAGTCCGCACTAAATTCGGTGTTGCCTAGATCATCGTTATATACTGCATATGGCTCTAACTGATAATTTTCACGATCAGTGCTTACCTCTGGCAAGTAAGTATCATTAATAGAAACTGCTTTAGCTTCTTTCTTCCCTACAAAACTACTGATTTTTTCAACAACCCCGTCTGAAACAAATTGGTCTATTGTTGCTTGCAAAAACTTTTTGTTAGTTGGTGTTCTAAAATACTGCGGTAGAAATTCTGCAGATGATCTTTTGTAGTTTTTGCCGTCTGGTTGCGGAACTGTTTTATCGTCTTTAGCCATTAATAATTTCCTGTGCTTGTAATAATAACGCCGTTGTCTGCAGATTCACTCTGCACTCCAGTATTTAAACTTTGGTCACTTGTAACTACTTCACCATTGGCTTGTAATCTACTTGCTGTAATTGCATCGATAATTTCAACATCATCTACTGTTGCTGCGCTTACAAAAATTTCATCATTTTCGCTTTTTATTTCAAACAAGCTACCAAAAACTTGATTTGCTGCTGTTGGAACAATTACAATGCTTACAATATCAGGTGCTAATTGGTTAGTAATATATGCCGCTAGTTCTTGGAAATAAAATGTTTCTCCAAAGTCCCAATTCTCTAATGCAAAATAAGTGTTAATTGCATCAATTACTCTGGACTTTACATCATTATCATTTACAACCCTTCCACTGTTTTTAACTACTTTGAAACTTGCTTGTAAATCCACGTCAGCCTTGCTCCCAAACAATGGTTTGTATTTTGTTGGATGATAAATTACATCATCGCTTATGCTTTTTATCTTATTAATATCCTGTCCATATTGCAGGAACAGTTGATCATTACTAGGTGGCAGTGGCATGTTTTGAACTTTGCCTTGTAACCAATTTCTATAATTTGTGTCATAACCTTGTGTCAGTAAATAAACATCAATTAAATTACTGCTGCTAGGATCAATTCTAGCATTTTCATCTGCTGCATGACTATATTCAAATTTTAGATTATCTCTACCTACAAATGCTTTGTATTGATTTGTATATTCTAATTTGTTTGCACTTTGGTTATAAACTAAAAATACATCTCTATTAGGAATATAAAACACTTTTCCGTCTGCCCATTGACTTAACGGATTGGCTACAGATTCTGATGCAATTACTGCTATATTTGCTTCTGTTGCAGAAATGTAATTGTATGTTTCTGTCCTGTTGATAATTGCTTTTTTCTCAAATATATATTTTGTATCTGAATTTGTAGACGGTGCAATCAAATGCTCAAATACATCTGGATCATCTACAACGCCGTCGTCATCTGAATCAAAGAAACTTAATTCTATTTTTTTGCTATTGATATATCCTGCTACATTTTTAAATTCTTTATCAATCTTCCATGTCCAGTCTACTGTAAAAGGACTTAAACTATCTGGTTGGTTATTGATGTTTAAAACTTTTATTGTGTCTTTTACAATACGCCCAGTTTTGCTGTCGTAAATCCTATCGCTACTGTCATAGAAGAATCTTATGTCGTCGGCGCTTTCAAACACATATCGTGTTCCTCTGCTTTTGACATTGTATTTCCTACCGTCTGTTTCAAACAATAACAACCAACTGCTATCTAAAGTTTCTCCTGTGACATCGCCTTGTTTACCTAAACTAAAGTCATCTGCAACATTGAGGTTTTCATTTATAATAATACGCCATTGTCTCAGTGATACATCATAACGTAATCCAAATGTTTTATAGGCAAAAATTTGATCCACTAGTTGTCTTGAAACATCTACAGAAATTTCATCATTAAATATTGGAATAATTTCTTGTATTTTACATCCTGTAGGCACACGATCATTTAAAACAATAGGGCCTAGTCCAGTGTCAGGACTAATAACAGTGCCATCTTCTTCGACACTAATAACTTTAACCCAAATATAATCACGGGCACCCAAGTGATCTGCTGCTCCTAACATAAGTGTGTTATCTTCCATAAAGTGATAACCATCAGGTGCTGTAAATTTAATTAGACTGCCCGGTTCTACAAATTTTAAAATACTTGTAGTAAAGCTAGAAACTTGAACTTCAAAATCATTTGAATCTAGAAAAAGCCCTGTGCTTCTGTTTGTATCGAATGTTGTTAAGTTCCATACAATGTTAAGATTTGTAATCTGTTCGTTGCGAGGAAAATTATCATAGTAATAATTTTTTAATCTAGTATTTCTTAACATAGGTTCGATAGTATTTTCTATCACCCCTTCGATATCTGTTTTTGTAATAAAGTCAAATGTTTGATCTTTGTCTAATACTTCTTTAAACAGAATGCCATCATTTCCAAACAGCAAAGTATTACTGTATTTTCCAGTTGCATCTCTTAGATCATAGTATCTACTAATACCGCTACTGGTTCTATTGATTGCTTTTGTTTTTATTATATCCTGTAATACATTAAGTGCGCCAATGTTATAATCTTCACCTGTTATTAATCTGTTTTGAGTATAATAAGTTGCTGGTGCATTCTGTTTTATACTGTCACTGCTTTCGCTGGTTGCTGCATTTGATATAGTTTCTTGCAATGCAAGAGTCATGCTAACTGTTTCAGTTTTTCCAGTTGCACTTACATAAGGAATTTTGATGTTTATACCGAAAAGATCGTTTGGTGTTGCAGTAAATTCTATATTTGCACTTTCTCTATAGTAAGCTCTAAAATTACCCTTTGGAATTTCGCCAAATGTTCCATCACTGAATATTAAACTGATTTGATCATTTATTCTAGTTAACACTGTGAAAATATTACGTATACCTTTAGATACACTGTTGTAAATTATATTGTTTCCTTCAACATTATCTACTTTTTCCCAAAGTTCACTTTCTGCACCATTGCTATCTAATTTGTAAAGCCATACATCACTGTTATTGATATTATCATTATCAATATTGATAGTAGTATTAGGCACAGACGTAGCAATTTCAAAAGTATTGTTTTTTAATTTACCTTGTCTAAAATGGAAGAAAAATCCTGTATTGTTGCTGCCGGGACCTTGGCCGTCATCTCTGTATAAAAACCCTAATCTGTTACTAGGCAACGGTGCTTCTTCGTATATTGACTCGTCGTCGATATTTGCACTTACAACTTCAAAATTAATTCCTTGGCTATCAATTGGCTTGTTAAAACCAAAAACTGGCAAGTTTGCACTGTTAGAATTAAATCTATATTGTTCTGTAGTTACACCTTGTATTGTAGCAATTTTTATAGGACGTCCAAATTTATTAGTCACTGGCAATGCAGCGTTCATAATTCTAGTAAATTGTTCAAACCAATCGCCGTTAGTGCTATCATTCCATAGAACTGACTGGGTTGAAAGGTTAAGTCCGTTGCTGTCAATAATATTTTCTGTAGTAGAAATACTTTCAATTTTTAACAGTCCTGAAGCTGGCTGATTTCGCTTTACGTTGTAACTTATAAGTCTTGCTAGTCTAAGCACACTTTCTCTACGATCAGCAGTTTCTAGATAGTTTTCTCTAGCATTGAGATCGGCACGGAACGCTAAGTTTTGTCCTAGGAAAGCAATCAAATCAATTAGAGCAAGGTATTCGCTGCTTTCGATGTAATCGTTAAAATCTTCTGGGTAATTTTGACGTATGTAATTTATCATTGTCCTACGCAGGTTGTCAAAGTCATAACTTTGAAAATCTGCATATTTGAAACTTTGATAGACTCTTTTCCAGTCTTCTGCTAATAGCAGTCTATTTTGACGTTCGGTGCTTGCCATAGATTTATCCTTGCTTTATATGATATTTATCTGAGTTAATAAAGTGCGTAGTTTTAATTTAAACCAATACTTTGGTCAAATTTTAACTGTAAAGTTTCGCTAATGTTGTATGGCAAGTAAGTTATTTCACAGGTTAATTGCAATCCTGTTTCATATTCATCAATAAGAACATTGCTAGCAGTTACTCTAGGATCATAGTTTATTATGTTAGTAACATCTTGAATAATTGCGTCTTTTAGGCCTTCGGTAAGAGGCTCAAACAGTATGTCCCAAATAATTGTGCCAAAAGTAGGATTTTCTAGCTTTTCGCCTTGACGTATATGAAAGTGATTTATAATATCTTGTTTGATTAATTGCAAATCATATAGCGATGCTGTTTTATTTGGTGTAACTGTGCTTATGCCTCTGTATCTTTTAGATGCAGGGATAGTTGTTGTTTCGCCGCTTATGTTTGTTGTTTTGTAAAGTTGTCTATCTGTAGTTGCCATTTTAAACCCTTATCGAAAATCCACCTGTTGATATTCTACCAATAGTTTCATTAATTCTTGCTTGTGCTTGACTTACCATAGTGTTTGGATTTTGTATTACTCCATTAACTACTTGAGTTACCGCAGGATTAATAGTGGGCAACTGAAGCCTAACTTGAAATTGTGTTCCGTTTGGCACAATAGCTCTATTCAATTGTGTAGAAGCTGTTAGTGCTCTTGATTGCAATTGAGAGAACACAGTGTTACCAAAATACTCGTTCATAATCGGAGCAGCTACACCGGATGCTCTTGCTATTTGTGCTATTTGCGTTGCTGGATTATTGGGTAATTGCAAACCTTGTATAATTCCTCTTGCTTGTGCAGGTGTAAAAAGAGTAGTAAATCCGGTGCGTATCAACGGATTGTTTATATTTGCGCCCACTGCATTTACTGCTGTGCCTATAACTTGCTGTAGGCCAGGATCTAATGTTGCAAAAGCACCTTGTAAATCACTGTTAAATGCACTTATGTTTTTTGTAATATTTTCTATTGCAGGACCTAAACCTGGGATATTAGTAATTGTATTTGCTACATCTGTAAACAATGCACCAGCTGCTTGGTTGAATGTATTGCTTATTTGCCCTAATGCTCCTGCAATTTCTCCATCAATTTCTTGTGCTATACCGGCTAATGCGCCTGTTACACCAGTAGCATTAACCATTTGTTGAGCTGCTTCTGGCAAACCGCCTAATAGTTGACCCAGTGCTTGTCCTGCTAGGCCGCCGCCTCCACCGCCGCCTCCACCAGGTGCACCTGCCGGGCCAGCACAAGGTGTTACTGTAGCGCCAGGAACATCAAATGTATCAACGGTAATAGTTACAGGCGATGAAGCTGGATCAAGTATTTCGGTGCGTTCTGGTTCTGTGTTACCGCCGCGAGAATCTGCTGCGGCTTGTTGATTTTGGGCAGAAGCTGCTGCTGCGTCTAAACTACCTTCACCGGGTCCTGGTGCTGCTTGTTGATTTTGGGCAGAAGCTGCTGCTGCGTCTAAACTACCTTCACCAGGTCCTGGTGCTGCTTGTTGATTTTGGGCAGAAGCTGCTGCTGCGTCTAAACTACCTTCACCGGGTCCTGGTGCTGCTTGTTGATTTTGGGCAGAAGCTGCTGCTGCGTCTAAACTACCTTCACCAGGTCCTGGTGCTGCTGGATCTACTGCTCCTTTGCCAAAGCCTCTGCTTTCTGGAGTCGCTGGGCCACCTGCAGGACCTGTTTGTCCGTTGTCAATTCTGCGTAGGTCTTGATATGGCATATGTTCTCCTTATACAATATTTATGGCACAATTTTTGGCATATCAGGTCCATCAATAGGAGTTCGATCTCCTGGACCTTTGCGGTCTGCAAAATGCACATCTTGGCTGGTTTCTTTTGCTTCGGTTTTATCAGGAGTAACTTCTGGCGGATTCCAGTTTTCGTGTCCTTTCCACGGCTCGTGTTGTGGAACACGCTGCGGGAACGCTGCTGATATAGCAATAGTTGCTTCGGTTGCAGATCCTGCTGCTGATGCTTTTGATGCTACAGGGCCATTATGGTGTATTGGATTGGCAGTCTCGTATTGCGCACTGCTGTTGAAATGACTGTCTCCACCGCTGGTAATCTTTGTATCTTTTGAAGTAAGAGTTTCAAAATTGCTACCGCTGGTAATTTTGGTTGTTTCACCTACAAGTATTTCCATATTTTTGCCTACTTGTAATTTCATATCGCCGGTTCCCGAAATACCGTCCCACCCACCTGTGCCATACAGATTGAGTTTTTCATTTGCATACAATTCAATGTTTTTTCCAGAACTTGTTTTATATGTTTCGCCTATACGATTTTCCATATTTTTACCAACCGTGTTGTATTGGTTTTCTACAGCATTAATATTAATACTTCTACCTGCTTCTAAATTAATATCTCTATCAGCAACTATATTAAGATCTTGCTCGCTGTGTATACTAATACTATCGTCTGCGTAAATATCAATTTTACCATTACTAGTCATTTCCAGCCAAGCAGTGCCTCTGCTGTTATTAATGTAAATTAAATCTTCACTAGTGTGCATCAATATTTGTGCGCCGGTTCTAGTTTTCAATCTAATCATTTCGTTGTGAGGTATTGTTACATCACCTCCCGGTGCATCAACATATTCGTATGGAGTATCTTTGGCTTTTCCTGTTCTTAAAAATTTATCGTCGCCATCATCTATAAAGATGCTGCTACTGCCCAAGCGACTTACAGGAACTTCAACTTTATTTTCTTTTACTCCCACTGGAGCAGATGGCTTACCTCCACGTTTATCAAGAGGTCCTGGACTGCTAAATCCAAATACCATGCTTGGAACTTCTCTTTGCGCACTGGTTGTGCAGATGCCTCTAATATCATCTTCAATTGTTCCCTGCTCTCTAAGAATATCAATGTATTCATTGTTAACTGGTTTTTTATATTTTAGGATATTGTTGGTATTTGGTCTATTCAGTTTTTTATTGTATTCAGCTGTAGGCAGCCTTTTTCCTTTTAAATCGCCAGGAACAGGACCACTGGTCATATCTGTAGCAGCGTCGGTGCTTGGTAATCTAAAGGTCATGCCTCTTTCTGGCACACATGCAAACCAATATGCATAATCACGACTACCCTCAACAAAAGTTACCAAAACTGTTGAGCCAGGATCTGGAGGAATCATCCAAAATCCATAACTTTTTTGAGCATCATCATATGTATCGTTAGGACCAGGTCCTTTTTGTGCATTTGTAAGTCCGTAGAATGGACTTGCATATCTTGCTTCCAGTATTTGTCCTGTTGTAGATTGAGTATTACCTGCTTCTGTTGTTTTCAAAAGTTGCACTTTTAATGATCCTACATATGTAGGATCTCCATGCTCAATTACTCTTGCCAAATACGGCCCTGGATTTGACTTATCAATACCGTTATCAACGGAGCGTTCCTGAGTGTTTTTGCTTATATTCTCATTTGCCATGTTTTTTCCTTATTGTGGGCCTCTAAACCCAGGAGCACCTGAATTTACAGAAGGAGTTGCTCTGCTTGCTCTAGTTGTATTTGCTCTGAAATTTCCAGGTCTTGCTGCTTGTCCAGGTCCTTGAACAGTTCCATCAGCGTTGAATGTTCCAAATCTACTGCTTGCAGGGGCTGTAGGACGGTTAGGCTCTTGTCCACCTCTAAGCCCATCATCAGGACCTCTTGATGGCGAAGAACTACCCGGCACTGTTGCACTATTCGGAGTAGGACCGCCTGCAGGACCACTTTCTCCTGCACCTCCAGCGCCGCCGCCTCCGCCGCCTCCGCCACCGGCGCCGCCGCCACCTGGTCCTCCACATGGGGATGTGGTAGGATCTCTGTCCAAATATGATTGTTCTGGTTTTGGTGCGTCTTTAACACTGTTATCTTGTCCACCTCCAACAGGTTCTTCGTCCTGCATTCTTCGTCTTAACAAGTTAAGAGTTTGAGAGAATTTATTTCCTTCCCACGTATTAGTTATTCTTACTACTCTATACAAGCCACTATATGCGGGCACTAATTTCATTACACCCGAGCCTTCTAAATAATCAACTGCTGTTTGAAAGTTTACAATAATATCTACTTCGCTACCTTGATAGTTTACTGTGCCGTCGGTGGTTTCATTTAGACTTTTTATACCTGCTGTATAGTTTCCCATACCACTGTCAGCAATAAAATACGGATCTCCGTGAATGGTAAGTTCTAAATTGATTAAATCTACGCCGCCATTTATTACTGCATCGTGAAATTGTCTTGCAACTCTAATTTTTGCGTTATCAACACGTGATCCGCCACCGCCTCCTGTGCTAAATCTATCAATTACATTAACCAAATGATTGCCAGCTTCCCCTTGATTTCCAGATTCGTCACTGATATTAGTTTCAGTTTGATCTTGTTCAACGGCATTTTGTCCTGCATAACCTGTTTGTCTTTCAGTGCTGTTTTGATTGTAATCAGCACCAATTAATGTAAAAAATCCTGCATTAACATCTATATTAAAATCAATCACATCTATATTTTCTCCTGTATAAATGTAATTGTATTCTTTAACGGCTGCACCTCTAAGAGCAGCATAACTCTTTCCTGCGTCACTTGGCTTTGCAATGACTGTGTGATGCACTTTATAAGGAATGACTTTAAATATAAATTCTTTTGCATCACTACCTTCTAGCTGTTCTTGTGCTTGCGATTCTTTTAATTTTACTTCAGTATCAATCCTAAACCAATCTACCATGCCGTTGCCGTCAGGCGCTCTGTCTTTTAGTTCTTTGCCGTATTCACTAACTATAACAGCTTCTTCGATCATTCTAGTGATTTTAGTGCTGCCCGGAAAAACAAATGTTCTTTCTTCTTCATCTTGAATATTTTTTGCTCTATTGTAAGTTTTACTAGCAGGTTCCCAAGTTTCATGAATCGGATGCATAGGAACATTACCTGCATCATTGTGTGATTCGATAAATTTTGATGTTTTTATTGTGTTAGGAGCATCAGCATCTGGAAATTCTATTTTGTAAGTGTTAGTTTCTCTAATTTTCTTTTCAGCTAGCAGTTCTTCCTCTCTAGCATTAAAGACAGAAGTTAAACTGTCTGGCCCTTTTTCTAAAATAGTTTCTACATCTTTACCAAGAATGCTTATATCAGTATGTGTTCGTTCAACTTGATCTATAAGAGCTTGCTCATTCCAAGGAATTGCTTGAACCTCATATACTGTGCCTTCACCTGTTACTGTAAATGTTACATTTGTTAATTTTAATGGGTAATATCTAGTGTTACTGCCGCTGTCTATAAAATTTCCATTGTCGTCCCAGCCAATAAATTCAACCATTAGCAAAAACCCAGCTTGTATATAGTTTACATATCCATTTTCTATTGCTGCAATTTTACATGCTTGCAAAAACAAACCCATGCTGTATGGTTCTGTAACAGTAAATGTAATTCTAGTTGCATTTGTAACCCTTGTGCCTGCTGTAGGCGTGATCAAACTTTCTATGTTTACATTATCAATAAAATATTCAGCTCTTATTCCTAATGCATCTTCATCTGCTGTTGTAACTTTATTTTCGCCGCCTGTTCCGCTCGATTTTATGATTACTTTAGAAGGGCCGCTGCCTCTATATGATGCGCTATTAACTTCTCCTTTGGTTAAGCAACCAAAAGTAAAAATATTGTTATAACTTGCATATACATTTAACGCATTAGGAGTGATAGCCATTAGAGTCCAATAACCTTTCTTAAATCGCCATCATTTGGCAAACGTATACTAATACCTGCCTTAAAATCGTATATCGGATCTTTTATAATATCCATATTTCTTTGTGCAAATACCCACCATAGTTTGCTGCTACCATACAAGTCATATGCAAGTAAATCGGGTCTGTGTGTATACTGATTTTCAATTGTGTAAACCACATCGTCATCGTTTGCCGGTATTGGTCTAATAACAAATGTTCCTAATTCGCCCGAAACAGAAAAAGGTGTTTTGAAATATGGACTTGTTTTTGCGTATTCTGCCATTAGATGTATCCTTGACTTATTAGTCCGCCAGATACAAAGCTGTCTAAGCTGAACTGTTCAACTTTGTTTCTGCTGTAAATTGGTTTCAATACAACATTTATTGTGCTATCAGCTGGAACGTAATTTCCTCCAGTGGATCTGATATAATCAACTTGATTTGGTAAATCTGTTGTAAATTGCTCAACTACACAAGGTATATTTTTCATAACATAGTTACCGTAACCGTTAAGTTTTACTATTGGTGGCGGAGCACCTTTGTTCGATGTGTTTCCGTAATACATTTTTGTTGCGCTGCGTAAAAAATGTGTTGCAGCTACCCAATAATCTGCATCCTCTGGAGATTCAACAGGAAATTCACCTACTATTGTTATACTACCAGGTTGGCTGTTCTGATATGCCGGAAAGGGATAATTATTATGTATAGGAGCAACATCATCGTAATTGGCTTGTCCATTCATTGTAATTTGCGGCTGAATTGGAAACATTAACCCGCCTGTTTTACCAAGGGGTGCTAATGGTCCTACAGCGCCAAAAGGATTACTTATTTTTACACGCCAATCCGTTCCTCCGCCATTGTCAGTTCCAAATTGAACAGGTGGCGCAGGTTGTCTAGCTTCTGGAGTTGTTCGAGGAATGTTGCGTTTCCTCCAATTACTCATTAAATTCGGAGAATCGATTGTTAGATCACTTAAATTTGTAGTTGCCGCAGGACGTCTATTGCCGCTGCCGTTCAATCTATCAATTTCTGCTTTGACTTGTGCAGGACCTTGAGTTTGTTCGATAAGCTGTAACCTACGGCGAGCTTCTTCAGTCACCTGAGGGTATTCTGATCTGTAATCTATTGCCATTGCATTCTCCTATGCAGTATTTAGTTGACAAATTTAACTGCGTAGTTTATTATATTAAAAAAGGTATACCATATATGGCCAGAAAAGTAAATTATTTAAACAATAAAGACATGCTGAAAGAGATACACAAAAGTAAACTAACGTTTTGTAGCTTTGTGGACCCAGCATACGCTACATTTGACATAATTTTGCCTAGTGTAGATAAAATTAACATACGAACAGTCGCTGAAGCAAAGCGTAACCGTGCTAAAAAAATGTCAACTGCTGCTTACGAAGAAGCAAAGGCAGTTAACAAAAAGGTTAAGCAATCTGAATTTGAAGTAGATTACAGGACTATCGAAAAAACAGATTTAATCTTCCGTATAATGACGTTTGATCATATTCCAGAAGAGCCTGGGCGTAAGAAAAACCCTAAAACTGTAGCGGATACAAAAGTAAAACTTAATTTTCCACCTTTTCAACATTACAAATTTGATGAAAACGACAATCTTGTATGTGTAGGAAAAAGCCACTGGGAAGGTGGTATGGAGAATGGATACTTTAACATTAGTCACGGAAGAGCAACTAACGAATTGGCTCGAATGTGGATGAAACTAGTAGATAGATATGCTACAAGAGGAAATGTTCGTGGTTATACTTACAATGACGAAATGAAAGGACAAGCAATTCTGCAACTTTCACAAATAGGACTACAATTTGACGAATCTAAATCAAACAATCCTTTTGCATATTATACCGCTGCTGTAACAAACAGTTTTGTTAGAGTTATCAATTTAGAAAAACGCAATCAAAATATTAGAGATGACATACTAGAAATGAACGATCTTAACCCAAGTCACACCAGATTGCACCACGGAGAATGGGAAGCAGCAATGAGAAGAGAGGGCTTGAACAAAGATAAAGGTTGATCTTTGTCAATGTTTCTTGTATAATCTAAACCTAACGGAGTATTATTTTGTTTAAAAAAGCAGCAGTGTTTACTGACATACATCTAGGTATGAAAGGTAACTCACGTGTCCATAATCAGGACTGTGAAGAGTATATTGACTGGTATATTGAAACAGCAAAAGCAAACAATTGCGAAACAGGCATCTTTTGCGGCGACTGGCACCATAACAGAAACAGTTTGAACCTTACAACCATGGATACAACCATTAGGTTGTTGGAGAAACTAGGTGAATCGTTTGAAAAGTTCTACATGTTTTCTGGTAACCACGACTTATACTACAAAGACAAGCGTGATGTTAGCTCTACTGAGTTTGCAAGGCACATTCCAGGAATTACAGTAGTTGATGATATCACAGTCATACAAGATGTAGCACTGATCCCTTCGCTTGTAGGTGAAGAATGGAAACGTATTGAGAAGTTAGATGCAAAATATTTGTTTGGACACTTTGAGCTGCCCAGCTTCTACATGAATGCTATGGTGCAGATGCCTGATCATGGAGAGCTTAAAGCTGAACACTTCAAGAACCAAGAGTATGTGTTCTCAGGACACTTTCACAAGCGACAAAAGCAAGGCAAGATTCACTACATTGGTAATGCTTTCCCACACAACTATGCAGATGCGTGGGATGATGATCGTGGTATGATGATACTGGATAGACTAAACGATGCTGAGCCAGAGTATATCAACTGGCCAGATTGTCCAAAGTATAGAACAGTCAAGTTGTCACAGCTGATAGATGAAAAAGACACACTCTTACAAAGTAAAATGTATCTAAGAGTTACCTTAGACATTGATATCAGTTACGAAGAAGCAAGTTATATCAAAGAAACGTTTATTGAGCAGTATGGGTGTAGAGAAATCACACTTATACCTCAGAAACTAATGGAAGAAATTAACACAGACTTGGATATTGCACAGTTTGAAAGTGTAGATCAGATTGTAAGTAACGAAATTCAAGCAATTGATACAGAACAATTTGATAAGAAATTGTTATTAGACATTTATAGCGGGTTACATGATTAGAATTAAAGATCTTACAGTAAAAAACTTTATGAGTGTGGGTAATGTTACCCAAGCAGTTGACTTTAATGAAGAGCAACTAACACTTGTGCTTGGTGAAAACTTAGATCAAGGCGGTGACGACACCGGAAGTCGTAATGGCACTGGTAAAACAACTATTATCAATGCGTTGAGTTATGCGTTATACGGAACTGCTCTAACAAATATCAAAAGAAACAATTTAATTAACAAAACCAACAGCAAAGGCATGTTGGTAACATTAAACTTTGAAAAGGGCAATAACAAATATCGTATTGAACGTGGAAGATCTCCTAATGTATTCAAATTTTACGTCAATGATCAAGAACAAAAAGAAGATATTGACGAATCGCAAGGCGATAGCCGTAAAACACAGGAAGATGTGCAAGAATTACTGGGTATGAGCCACGATATGTTCAAGCATATCCTTGCACTGAATACTTACACCGAGCCATTCTTGAGTATGCGGGCTAATGATCAACGAGCAATCATTGAACAACTACTTGGTATTACTATTCTTACCGAAAAAGCAGACTTATTAAAAGAACAAACACGAAAAACCAAGGATGCTATTACAGAAGAAACGTTAAAGATCAATGCAATAGAGGCAAGCAACAAAAAAATTGAACAAAGCATTGAAACGCTTGCCGGAAGACAACGTGCATGGGCTGCAAAACAAAAAACTGACATTGAAAAACTTGAAAAAGGCATTGTTGAGCTAGAAAAACTAGATATTGATGCAGAATTAGAAGCACATGACAAGTTAACAAACTGGACAGAGCTGAATAATCGCATAACTAGTTTGAATAAAGAGAAAGCAACACTAGAAACAGCATTGATGCGAGCAACCAAAGGTGTTGACAAAGCAGAAAAGGATATCAAAGAACTTGACGATGCTATTTGTTACACTTGCGGTCAAACGCTACATGCGGATAAGAAAGCAGAGATCGAAACTCGTAAACAAAAAGAATTAACTGATGCACTAGCATACCAAACAGAGGTTGCAGACAAATTAGAAACAACTATGAACACATTAAACGAAATTGGTGAGATCAACGGACGTCCTAACACGTTTTATGAAAGTGCTAAAGAAGCATATGAACATAGAAACAATGTTGAAAACTTGAAAATTGCATTGGAAAACAAAAAAATTGAAGATGATCCTTATCAAACACAGATTGATGACTTAAATGAAACAGCAATACAACAAATTGACTGGCAACCAGTTAATGATTTAACAAATTTGAAAGAACATCAAGACTTTTTGCTTAAACTTCTTACTAACAAAGACAGTTTTATACGTAAAAAGATTATTGATCAGAATCTGGCATACTTGAATAATAGACTAACCTATTACTTGGATAGACTAGGACTTCCTCATCAAGTTAGATTCCAAAATGATCTAAATGTTGAGATTACACAATTAGGTCAAGATTTGGACTTTGACAACTTGTCACGTGGTGAACGCAACAGACTTATACTAGGCATGAGCTTTGCATTCCGTGATGTTTGGGAAAGTTTATATCAAGGTATTAACTTGATGTTTATCGATGAGCTTATTGATAGTGGCATGGACACTGCTGGTGTCGAAAATGCATTGAGTGTGTTGAAAAAGATGGGTAGAGAGCGGAGCAAAAATGTTTTCCTTATCTCACACAAAGACGAACTGGTTGGTAGAGTTAATCATGTTCTCAAAGTTATTAAGGAGAACGGCTTTACCTCGTATGCAAACGATGTAGAGATTGTTGAATGACAGACGACACGCATGATAAACTGGTAAAGGCATACTTGGAATACTTTGCAGCAAACGAAAAGTTTGAACAAGGACCAAGCGACAGAACAAAAAGGAACGCAAGACGAACACTGCGTAATCTTATGAGGCTGGCAAAACAAAGGCAAGACGAGATACAAGACCATTACTTGGTAGTTTTAGAACAGGTTAGAGCATCAGGTAAGTGGGCAAGCAACAAGGCAAAGGCACAAAAATCAAAAGAGGTAAAGGCAGCAAAAAGAAATAATACATAATGTATGAATTGGACATATAAAGGTAAACCTGTAGACACAATCGACGATGAATACGAAGGCTTTGTATATCTAATTACAAATTTAAAAACAAATCAAAAGTATGTAGGCAAAAAACTAGCAAAGTTTAAAACAACCAAGCCACCACTTAAAGGCAAAAAGAACAAACGTCGAGGCTACAAAGAAAGCGATTGGCGTGAATACTGGGGAAGTTCAGATAGACTGAACGAAGATGTAAAAAACTTAGGCGAAAAAAATTTCACTCGTGAAATACTTTACTTTTGCAAAAGTAGAGCGGAGATGAGTTACATTGAAGCACGAGAACAGTTTGACAGGCGAGTATTGGAAACAGACGAATACTACAACGGAATCATCAATGTTAGAGTTGGTGGTTCAAATAAATTACGCCAGGCACTACTAGAACAC